ATTTAGTAAAAAAATTATAAATGATATTATTTTAAATAATGATAATTTTTTTAATTTGAGAATTTATGGAATTTTCGACCATGATGAATGGAATTCAAGATTTATAAAATCTAATATTTTAAGATATATTAATAAAGAAAAAATAATTATACATCAGGATAAGTTTATGGATTTTTTTTATATGCATGATTTTTTAGTTATTATAAAAAATATTATCTATAATAATTATAAAAATAAAATTGAAGAATGTTGTTACGAACAAAAGTATAAACTTTCTGATATAGCCAATATTATTAATACTTTAGGTAATTACAAAGTAGATATAGAAATACAAAATGAAGGATATGGCTTATCATATATAGGTAAAGGTAATAGAGTTTTTAGAGGTTCCGGAATACAAAAAGGTATAGAAAAAACATATAAAGAATTATTGAAAAGTAAAGGAAATATATTATAATAGTATTATGATTATTAAAGATATAAAAGTTTATGATGGCCCGTTAATTCATAAAAGATTTGCATATAATTTCTTTCGCAAAAATACTTTACCTATTGGTAATATTATTGCATTTAGATGCCCTATGGATGTTGAAGTTGGTGGTATGATTGATCAAGAAGACGTTTTGCAAAATGATTATATTCGTAGTGATGATGCAATTAACTTCTGTTGGGAAATACCTAACTTGGATAAACTTGGATCAGTAGCTTTTCAACGTTTATTGAATACTCAGATTGCAAATATTCTATCTTCTAAGTATATTAAAAAGCCTATTGAAGTGGATGGTGATGATCTAATGGTTCATGATGAATTTGAAGGTAGCGATGGTAGTTTACAAACAGTTGGTAAATGTAGCGTAAGTATTACTTATTCAAAAGATAATGTAGCTATTGGTCATACTGGTATTAATATTAATGCTGGCAGAGGGGCTCCTCCTTTTGCATATAGTACTAAATTGACTGATGAACAAGCAGAAGAATTTATGCAAGATATTATAGATTTATTTTATGCGATGTCAGATGATATGTTTATAGCTACTACTAAAATTAATCTATGACAATTTTTCAATTTATAAATAGTATTTTATTTAGTAAAAAGAAAATTAATTTAAATTGTGATGATGAGTCGCAGTTTAATCTTTTTATGATTAATAGATGGACTAGTATGTATTCTAAAGAATTAAATGAATATGTAAATGAAACTACAAATAAATATTGGAGTTTATTTGATGATAAAATATCTCAATATAATTACGTATTTTTAATATTTCCAAGATTAAAATTTAAAAGATTAAATTATCTAAAAAAAATTAAGAAAGAAAAAAAGACTAAAGAAGATAAATTATTTATACCTGAATTTTTTAGTGAAAGAGAATATAAACAACTTGTTGAACTAGATAGTTTTATAAGTAAATAGTTATATGGCTCAAGCAAATATTGATATACTAGCACCTAAAAGAAGTTTAATAGATCTAACCGATGCTCATAATAATACACTAGATGGTATTATAGATAAAGATTATGAATTAGGGTTTGTCTTTGATGATATTATTTTAGTTAAATATATAGACGAAGTATCAGACGGAAAAGGAGATGCTGTTATGAGAGGTGGAGTATATATACCCACCAACTCAGTGCAAAGAGCTTGGAGAAAAGGTAAAGTAATTTTAGCTGGTCCTGATTGTAAATATATCAAAGGAGGGGAAGTAGTTATATTTCCTAATAACTTAGGAGTAGGTATTGCTAATGCTGATATTTCAGGTTATGGTATTTTGAAAAAGGGTATATTTTTAAATGAAAGTAGATTATTTGGTATAGCTAAAAAGAAAAATGCGAGTAAGTCTTCCAAGTCTTAGAAATACATTACAAAATAATGTATGTGAAATAATTTTTGAGAAGCGAAGACCTAAACCAGGTGATAGTTCTCAAAGAAGAATGCTATGCACTCTTGATGAAAGTTTACTTAATAGCGTTAATGGTAGAACTACTTTAAATTATAAACCACCTTCAGGTCCTCCAAAGTATGACCCAACAGTTAAAAATTTATTACCTGTTTGGGATATAATGATGCAAGGATGGCGAATGGTAAGTATGGATAGATGCGAAATAATAAATACTATACCGGAAAACGAATTTTTTGAATATTTTAATGAAAATATATATCCTATGTCTGCGGATGAAAAACGAGGATATATGGGTACATGAAGTTTGAAAAAATAGAAAAAGATTTAACTAATTTATTATTAAGAGATATTATAATTTATATAAACCCTATAAAACCTCTTAAACAAGGTAAGTTAAAATTATTTAAAGTTAAAGATTTTTATTTTAGTTTATCTTTAGAGAATGATAAAGGAGATATTAAACAATACGAAATACCTTTTCCGTTTAATTCTAAAGCAGGTGAAATGCATTTAGAATTTGATTATCGTATAGATGAATTCGCTAAAAATAATGAATTTGTGCATTTTAAAACTAAGGTTTTAAACTTTGAAAAGAAAAGTAAGTTATACAATAACATAGTTGTTTTATCGGCAGTCTGATATTATAATTAATGTATGCTTAGTCGATATCTTAATAAATTTCCTGATGGGTATAATCCAAGTACTCAGCAGATTAATTTGATTAAAAAGATAGAACATGCATTTAATAAAGGTCATAAATTTGTCATATGTAGTGCACCTACCGGTAGTGGTAAGAGTTTTATATCAAAAACTTTAGCTAATATGTCTAATGAAGCTTCTGATGGGTTTAAAGAACTTATCGAAACATATGATGCTTTTAAAATGGATAATGTAGGTAATTATATCAATGAGCCTGAATGTATGGATGAGCCTCCAAGTGGTGCATTTGCATTAACTATAACTAAATCTTTACAAGATCAATATTTAGAGTTATTTGACGATAGTATAGTAATGAAAGGTAAAAGTAACTTTATGAGTACTTTAAACCCTGATATAGATGTTGAAATGGAGACATCTGTCATGCCTCGTAAAGTATTAGAAGATCATAGAAAAGCTCATAAGTGTAATTATCATAATACACGTAACGAAGGTTTAATTAAAAAGTTTGGAGTGTTAAATTATAAAATGTTTTTATCCTTACCTGGGCATGTTAAGCGTAAAAATTACATAGTATGTGATGAAGCATCTGAGTTAGAAGATGAAATAACTAAACAGTATTCAGTCTTTATAGATCCTGATCGTTTAAAATTATTAGGGGTAAAAGTACCAAGTTTATATTCTGATAAGCATGAAAGCGTATATAAATGGATATGTTCGTGCGTATTAGAAGTAAGTGAATATATTAATACTTTAACTAATAGAAGTAATAATAAAGATCTAAAACTTAGTAATAGTGAAAATATAAAATTAAGTTATCTTAAAAATTTACATAGAAGCTTAAATTTAATAAATGAAACTTGGGAAGAATGCGAGTATGTAGTTCAAAGAGAAGGTAAAACTGCAAGAGTAATGCCCTTAAAGGTAGATGTATTATCGAAATATATTTTTAAGTATGCCGATAATGTATTACTAATGTCTGCTACTATTATTGATCATAAGCATTTTGCTAAGAGTTTAGGTATAAAGCAGTATGAATATGTAGAGTCTGATAGTACTTTTGATCCGCAAAAAGCTCCTATCTACATTAATACTAAGCAAAAGATTAATCATTATAATCTTAAAAAAACTTTACCTAAGATAGTGAAGCAGATAGAAGAAATATGTAATCAGCATGAGTTTGAAAAAGGTATTATCCATACCCATACAGGATTTATTGCGTCTTATTTGCAAAATAATTTAAAGAGTAAACGTTTTTTGTATAGAGATAAAGAAACAAGAAATGAAGAAATATTAAGACTACATTCTAAGAGTAAGAATCCAACTGTATTAGTTAGCCCGTCTTTAGGTCTTGGTATAGACTTAAAAGATGATTTAGCAAGATTTCAAATAATAATTAAAGCTCCTTATTTACCTTTAGGTGATAATAGAATTAAAAAATTATTTG